GCTTGACATACCACTACGTGTCCATCTTAGCGAGGGCCTCCACTGTATCTCCGGTAAGCTTGTCTACCGGGGCGCCTCTCTTGCTGACGTGTTTACCTTTCTTGTTGACCATGGTCCACTTGTCAAGCCATAAAACGCATGACTCAGCAACACGACCATACAAATCACACAAATCAGTGTGGTTTATACCATACACGTCCCACAGGAAAGACCCAAAACTGTCTACATCCAGCGGTTCAACCTTCATCTTCTCTAAGATGTACTCCGCCCCCTTGTGGCCGACCTCTCTATTAGTTTGGTGGTCGACAAAAGGTTTCGAGCTCATGGCCTGGCTTGCTTCAAGTAGTATGTGACTCAGACCAGGCGCGTACCTATGTTCATACGCGGCAGACAAATACTTGCCGGCCATGTAATCTCTATCGCTAACGTTCTGATTCATATTACTACGAACGTTGAGCTTGGCAAGGACGCGCCCGAACTGGGGCACACCGCGGGTTCCGTTACGACCTCGCACGTAACGCTTACGGTAAAACGTTGCATGCTCCCGAGAGGCAGGAATGGCCGGCTCTGGCGTCATGCCAGCAGCCGGAACGACGCTAGAGAGCGCCGATACAAACTTTTCCTCCGTGCCTTCGGGGACAACCCCGAGGTAATCGTCACCTCCATGGACGTTCGTGGAGCGTTCGATACAGGCCTCGCGTAAAGCCTCCTGTATCAAGCACATGCCAACATAAGAATTCGTGGTCGTGGTATCTTGCTCCCCAGACCGCATCTGTCCGACAACGTGCGCGGTAACCCCGTAGCGGGTCCACACACGTACCTCCTTATTGTTGGCAAACTCCCTCACGAACCACATAGGGGCTCCGAGTTTCGCATAGAACATCGCCTCATACTTACGAAATTCCACGCTCTGTGACCCATCATTGTTCTTCATGTCATTCTCAATCATGACCCCAGGACTAGACTCCAAAATGTCCCCTATCTCCTCATTATGAAGACCGGCGGCAAAAAGAATGCGATTGCCGGTATTCTTTGGATTCGACAGGGAAAACACTTGTTTCATGCGTCTGGCCAGTTCAACCTGGACGCATCCCGCGATAAGGTTGTACATGTCTGTACCCTGATATACAACCCGCGGCTGGGCACCATGAGGCTTGAGAAGAACCTCCTGTTTTGCGAACACATGTTTCGTGTTCCCGTCATAGTTCAATTGCTGCTCTTCGAGCACGGCCAACAACCGTGCAGCCTTCTGCGGGGTATATCCCGAGACATACTCCATGATGCTTTCGCGATCCGGCTGGAGAGTCGGGAAAGCATCAAACCGAGCCATGACTAACTCCTGCCCGCGGCGGAACACGTCCATGGACGGGGCCGCAGGCTTGTAGTCACACCTCTTTTTCATGGCGTGAAGAGTAGCTCCCGAGTCGTTCTTTGGAACTGTGACAGGCACTCCTCCCAGAATGGCACCCTTGACAACGCCGTAATCGGTTGCATCGTCGTCTTTGACGCGGGTGACATTCACGTTCGAGCGAATGTTCTCAAAAGCAATGTTGTGATCATAGCGCGTGAAGCCGTTGGTCTCGACTCCATCACCGTCCACGTCACCTCTAGATTTCAGTCTCTGCAAGCCTGGAACCTTGAGTTTTCCTCCTAATTTGATGGGTGCTGTTGCACCAAATTTAATATTGGTTTGTTT